CAATAGATTTAACAGATGCTAAAGATTTAAAACTAGAAGATATTTTTAAAGGTTGTAGTGGTCTAGGTTCATTATGTGTAATCAAATGTGAATAATCTTCTACTTTAAATAATACATTTTGTTGTTTAACAAAAAATTCAGATTGAATTAAATAATCAAGATCATCAATAATATTAATTTTATAATCATTTTTGATAGCTAAAAAGGATCCGTAATAATCAAGACCATGAATAAAAGAATGTTCATGTAATAATTTACTTGACAAGAACGAAAAAAAGCCATCAATAAATGAAGAATTATTAGGATCAGATAATTTTGGATGAACTTTGGTAGTTTTATCAAATGATGGAAGATTAAATAATTGAGGATCAGTATAATTATATTTACCGACAACATATTTAAATGGATCTAAGAGGGGAGCCATTTTGATAAATACTTTTTGTGTTGTAGCTAAATCATCATCGTCAGTAACATTTTTAAGTTTACAAGTAAAAATATGTTCATCATCATCATCTTTATCTTTACATTTGCCAAGTTTAGAGGATTCCTTAATATCGGATATGGACCATTGGTGATTTAAATTAATGGAATTCCAATTGGTGTTGTTAAGTGAAAAAAATCTATCATAAATAGGTATATAATTTTGAACATTAGCCAGGTTAATGTTTTTGTTAGTTTGGAATTTGCTGAAGAGATTATTATTTCTTCGTTTCTGGTAGTTTACAGAAATAGTCATTAGCTAATTAAAATATTAATAATAATAGTATTTAACTTATTATTTTTACAAGTTATAATTAATCCTTAATGTTTTAGGAATATCAATAATTACGTTTGAAGTAACTATAATATTTTTTAATCTTTATTATAGTAAAATGAATTTAGATTTAAAACGATTTGATATGAAAAGTATTAGCTTTAAACCAAATGAGTCTAAAGGTCCAGTCGTTGTATTAATTGGACGTCGTGACACCGGTAAATCCTTTTTAGTAAGAGATTTATTATATTATCATCAAGATATACCAATTGGAACTGTTATTTCAGGAACAGAAGAAGGTAACGGTTTTTATTCAAAATTAGTTCCTAAACTATTTATTCATAATGAATATAATACAGCAATTATAGAAAATATTTTAAAAAGACAGCGTGGTGTATTGAAACAAGTAAAAAAGGAAATGGAGCAATTCAAACGTAGTACTATTGATCCTAGAACATTTGTAATTATGGACGATTGTTTATATGATAATACTTGGGCTCGCGACAAAATGATGCGTCTTCTCTTTATGAATGGTCGTCACTGGAAGGTTATGTTACTCATAACTATGCAATATCCTTTAGGCATACCTCCCACGCTCAGAACTAACATTGATTACGTGTTTATTTTAAGAGAACCTTATATTGCCAATAGAAAACGCATTTATGAGAATTATGCTGGTATGTTTCCAACACTGGAATCATTTTGTCAGGTGATGGATCAATGTACTGAGAACTTTGAGTGTTTGGTTATTAACAATAATGCAAAATCCAATAAAATTCAAGATCAAGTCTTTTGGTATAAAGCTGATGCACATAATGACTTCAGATTGGGTTCAAAAGAGTTTTGGGAATTATCTAAACAAATTAATGATGATGATGATGATGGCGAACAATATGATCCAAATAATGTGAAGAAACGTGGTCAGGGACCTAAAATATCAGTTAAAAAGGGTAAATGGTAACAATCTCGCTTTTAATTCTTGCTTTTAATATAATAAACAAGAATTACTATTTAAAGACAATACCTTATATAAGTATATAATGGATACACTCGATATTGTCAGTTTAATTGAAACAAATCCTATTACTAAGCTATCTAATGACTATAATGTTAAATTGTTGGTTAAAATCAAGGAAAATTTTACAGATATGGAACAACAATTATTTTTATCTAGCTTTTATTGCTATTTAAATTATCATCCAACAAACGATTTTGTTATTGATTTAGATAATGTGTGGAAGTGGTTAGGATTTACATTAAAAGAAAATGCAAAACGAATGTTAACAAAACACTTTAATGTAAATATTGATTTTAAAAATCTTGCTCGTCAAGAAGGACAACCAAGTTCAAATGGTGAAAAATGGGGTGGACATAATAAACAAATAGTAATGATGAATATTAAAACATTTAAATTATTTTGTATTTTAGCAGAAACACAAAAAGCAAAAGAAATACATAGCTACTTTATTAAATTAGAAGATTTATTACATGAAATTTTAGAAGAAGAAACAGATGAACTAAAACAACAATTATTATTGAAAGATCAATCCCTGGAACATATTCAACATAATAGTTTATTAGAAAAACAAAAAGCAATTGAACAAACGTTGATTAATCAATTTCCACTCAATACCGAATGTGTATATTTTGGTAAAATTGACAATACAAACGAACCAAACGAGTTATTAATTAAATTTGGACATACAAATAATCTATATAATAGAATTATTGATCATAGAAAAACATATAACAACTTTATTTTATTGGATGTATTTAAAGTACAAAACAAAGTTGAAATTGAAAATTGTATTAAATGTCACCCAAAAATTAAAAAACAAATTAGAACTATCCAAATTAATGAAAAAAATAAAACAGAAATAATTGCGTATAATAATGATAATTTTACAATTGACAAACTAACAAAATATATCAAAGAAATAATTCAAGAGAAAATGTATAATATTGATAATTTTAACAATTTATTAAAACAAAATGAAGACATATTAAAGGAAAATGAGGAGTTAAAAAAACAATTAGTTGTCCAAAATAAAACTATTACAAAACAATCCTTAGAAATATTTGAATTAACAGAAAAATTAGATAAACAAAAAGAAGTATTAGAAATTATAGAAAAAGATAATCAAACAGTTTACCAAAATCCATTAATACCAGAAGACGAACTAACTAACAAATTTAATGAGTTTATTAGTACAATGTGTATTGTTCGTTCTGACGTTGAAGAATCTTGTGTTAATATGGAAGGTCAATATAGAATTTGGAGTAAAATAAAACCCAAAAAAGAAGTTTTTCATTCTTTAAAAAATTATTTAGATACTAGATTTAAGCCATCAAGACTTACAATACAAAATAAGAATCAAGTAGTATACGGTTATATTGGTGTAAAACTGAAACATATTGAATATAAAAAAAAATTAGTTAATAATGATGTTGAAACATTTTTATTTCAAGTATGTAAATTTTCTCCAAGCGGAAAGATTCTAAATTCAATACTACTTCAGGAATATCAAAGATGGAAAAAAAGTGTAAACAAAGAATGTTATGATATAGATATAAAAGATATAAAAGATTATTTAAATTCTTCTGAATATGCTTTAAAATCGACTGTATGGACAGATCATGGTTCTAATGAGGGATATTATGGTTTATCTTTAAAAAATGATGAATATAAACATAAAACAACTTCATCAACTGGTAAAAAGGTTGAAAAAATAGAAAACAATACAGGACAAATTATAGGAACGTGGGAAACAATAGCAAAGGCCGCTGAAGCAGAACATATTTCAGCTGCTAAAATGTCAAGAAGTATTAAAAATAATATAGTGTTTAATGATTATTATTATAAATTAATTAATATTTAAAATTAATATTGAGTTAATACCCTTAAAGATATGAGATTAAATAAAAGAATAATATAAAAATCATAAATTATTACATTTAATTTATGATTATAATTGTATTTAATCTTCTTTCTTAGAAGCAAATGGTCCAGATTTCAATTGGCTTTGTCCATAATCGGTTTTTCCTACAATAATATTTTCACCATCAAAAAGTTCAGAACGTATATCAGCAACAGAAATAGTATGAGGTTCCTTAGTATTAAATGTGGATTCAGTAGTATTATTACCAGCTCCAACTAAGTTACCTTCTTCATCAATATCTTGAGTAACAACATTTCCGTATTTTTCAGCATTTTTCTTGTTTTCGTCAATAGCCTTTTGTTTAGTTTCCTTAATACGTTGTTCAAATGCAGTTTTAGCAATAATTTCATTCTTTTTCTTCTCTTGTGCAAGTTGATTTAGTTCTTCTTCTAAATATTCGACACGACCAGTCTTATATGCTTCAGGTTCCCAAGGAAGCCAAGTGCCGACAGGTCCAACAAAAACGTCAAAACTGGGATCAACCTCTCTCAAAAGTTTAGCGCGTAATTCAGCTTCTTCTTGAGAAGCAAAGTTACCTCTAGCCTTGAAACCTCTAACAGAAGTTTGAAAATTATGTTTTATGTTAAATTTCTTTTCAAGGGAATCTTCTTCACGATCTAAGAAACTTTTATAATCATCTTCAATAGATGAATTAATAATAGTTTCACGCTCTTCTTTTACATAGCTTTCAAAATCTTTTATAATTTCTTCAAATTGTAGTTTGTATTTAAAAGAAACAAAATTAAGGAATTGATGGAATTTTTCCATAGACTTATTCATTTCCCATTGCTTTAGGAATTCTTCAAAGAAATACAATTCTCTTTGTTTTAGAGTTTTTTCAGGAGAGATAAAAGAAAAACATCCAAAAGATTGTCCAGCAATAGACTTATCAACATCTAATAAATCAACATATTTAGGATTAGGAGTTCCATCTTTCTTTTCCTTTCTCTCAAAGGCTTTTTTAGAAGCATTATTTTTACTCATTATATAATTTACTAAATTATTGGGTTTAAGTATAAATTCAATAAAATATTATTTTTTTCTTTTTATTTTATATAAAGATGGGTATGTTTGATATCACCGAACTTATTAAGCGAATTATTAAGTATTTGATTGAAGGTTTAATGGTTGCTATTGCTGCTTTTGCTATTCCAAAGAGATCGTTAAATCTTGAAGAAATTGCTTTAATTGCTTTAACTGCTGCTGCTACATTTGCTATTTTAGACACTTATATTCCTTCTATGGGTGTAACTGCACGATCTGGTGCTGGTTTCGGTATTGGAGCCAATCTTGTAGGTTTCCCTGGAGGTCTATAAACTAACAAATAAATAACTAACTAAATAACTAAGTAAATAATATATTTTAATAGAATTATAATATATTATGGCTAGACAAAAACGATATAGTAAGAGAAGAATATCTCAGAAAAGAAGATCTCAGAAAAGAAGATCCCAGAAAAGAAGTTCAAGAAAAATGAAAGGAGGACTTATTGAAACTGATAGACAAATATTGAATGGTTTAGGATTTGCAGATGATCAAATAAATTATTTATTTACAAATCATCCTGATATGATGATAGAGTTTTTTCAGAACTCTATAAATCCACCTCCTAATAATACTTTTTATACTGAAGCACAAACTCCAGATCAAATTATGGAATCACTCAGAGAAATTAACGAAGATTATAATTCAGAAGATGATAATTCAGAAGGTCATACAACAGGTGAATTAGAAACAGTTTCTGATTTAAATACAGTAACAGACGATTCTTTAAACAATACATCTACGATAAGTAATAATAACTTAAATAATAGTGATTTAGATATATCATCAATATCAGGTAATACTTCATTTGGTGGTAAACGTAAATCAAAAAGACGAACAACTAACAAAAAAAATATAAAGAAAACAAGGAAACATAGAAAAACAAGGAAACATAGAAAAACAAGGAAACATAGAAAAACAAGGAACCATAGAAAAAGACATCAACGTGGTGGAGCAATGACTACAAGTGTAGACACAGTTTTAGATAATGATGAACAAGAATATATAGATTATAAAAAATTAATGGCTAAACAGTAGGAATAAACTCCCAATTCAACTCAACACACATTTTTTTCCATGTTTCATCTTGTTCGATAAGTTTCTCACGATCCTTTAATAATGGAATATCGTGTAAATATTGAGTTTCTTCAAGTAGCTCACAAAACTTAAAAAGAACATAATAATAATTTAAAAAATTAACACGATAATCAGGACAAGTTTTAGCGTATGGTGATTGAATCTCCATAAATAAATTACATAATGTATCCTCTAATTCAGGGCTAAAAACCGGAGGTTTAATTCCCAACTTATTTTTAATAAATGCAATGTGTTCATAATATTTATTAAAGCCGAGTTTCTTTAATATTTCTTTTGTTTTATGATGCATTAGTTGTTCAATTCCAATTCTTTCTTTTTTAATTTGTTGTTGAATTTGATCAATAACATCATCAGGAATTTGAGTTGTTTCTTTGCCTTGAAATTGTGCCAATATTTCTTTAAAATGATTAATTTTTTTATAAGCATAAAAACATACTTCCTTTGGAGGTTCTTTATAACTAGGTTTTTCATTTTCAATCAAATAAGGTAAATTAACAGCACAAATATTACAAATAAGAACACCTTCATCATCAAGTGGAATCATTTCTCCTTTGTAACAATTTTGACAAATATCAGTTTCTCTAATAAATGAATTCATATCCAAAAAAGATTCATCAATATTACTCAAATATTTTTGAACAATATTTTTGT